TTGCGTCAACCCTGCATTGTTAGAGTCGCCAACGTACGTGATTGCGTATGTCGTGCCGTTTGCTGCATAAGTGACGTCTGACGCAACAGTAAAATCACCATGCCCGTCTGCAAGAACTATCTGCTTAAAAGAGCCCCCAGAGCTTACTACAGGGTACTGGTTTACGTTGTCCCACAATATAATGCCGTTTTCACTGGCACTGTCGCCTGACAGCTTAAAGACCAGCCTAGATCTCGCCCTGTTAAGGTACTCGACTATGCGCTCGCCCCAAGCCTTCCATTCTGGGCCTAATGGAGAAGGTGCAGAGCTCATCTATTGCCGCCTGGTAGGATATTGAGTCTAGGAACTCCAAATCTCCAGTTCTTGAGCTCAGTGCCATTCACGCGCATTCTAATCTGCCGACCTGAAAATCTTGCGCTTACTGGGTTACCCATACTAAATGGACCGTGAGTAGACTCGTCTCCGTTAGGGTAGAACCGAGACTTAAACGTCAGCGTTGCTTCCCCTTGCGTTTTCTCGTCAGGGATTATTTCGTTTACCTTAACAATATTTGAGCCAAAAGCGATAGGCCCTGATTCTGCATGAGGAGCTGTACCGCCATGTGAGTAGCCGATCTCGTGATCATAAACTTTGCCGGACTCGCAAAACATAATCGGTTGACGGAAAACGCCAGCGTCAAATCCTGTAGTCCTTGTTAGCTCTCCGATGTTCCAGTAATTTTCTTTGTAGTTATAAACAACGTAACGGTCGTTCTCGTTTGAGTTACCAGACGGATAAAACCACCATGCTTCGCCATACTGCGAGTTATCAACAGCGAACACCTTCGACCTTTGTGCGGTATTGATATCGTTAAAGACGTAGTCAAGGACGTCACAGGGCATTTCTTGGACAGAAGATCCGTTATATATAAAGAATCCCTTTTGGCCCATCCAAAACGCGCCTTCCATGCTAGGAATGCACGCATGACGAGATATAGAACCGCACGATGTACCAACCCGCTCAAACTGGAACACTAATTGAGGGCCTATGTACGTGGCTGTATGGGCGTCTGTCGTTGTTAGGATTAGTGTTTTCCCACGTAACCTATGACCACTTAATATCTCGCCGTTTGTAGATAGCTCAAAGTCGCCAGCTTCGTTTGTGCTAAGAGGCGTCCATGCGGTGTTGTTTTCTTTGTCGCACCACTGAACTTTCCGAGGGTTGCCGCCAGCACCTAACGCAAAAAGAAATCGCTCACCAGTTGTTACAAGCGCAAGATTGTTTATTGGGGCATTGGCTATAACTGCGGCGACAGCCGATGGGCTTAGTTGCCATTCGTAAAGCTTTCCGTCATCTACTGAGCACGCAACTAAATACTCCCCCCACGTGTCTAGGGCCCATGTCGTTGCTTCTTCGTAGACGCCGTTAGACTCGCGTTGAGTGCCGTAATATCCATTGCCGTAGAAATTACCGCCGTAACCAATATTGATTGCCGCGTTTTGATTTCCTGTAGCAAACCCTACCGGGGTAATGTCTCTGACAGTACCAGAGGCGCTAATGTGGAACAGCTTCTGATAAGTGCCCACGGCTATATTTGTGTCGAACGAATTATCAATCCAGCCAAGGGAGCCCCTTGCTGGCTTATCTAGTGTGTCACCTGTTTTTGTTCGCTCTTGCCAACCACCAATAGGCTGCAGCGACCCACTGCGCCAACGGACAAGGTTCACGTCACGCCAGCGTCCTGCGCCCTCTAGGTCAGTTCCGTGGCGATACACGCCCGGTTGTATTTGCAGCGCTTCTATAGGCATTAGAATCCTGACTCCACAATAATTGAGATTGACGCAGTGTCTTGAACTGTCTCGGTAGAAACGTCTCGTATAGAAACAGACAAGGCTACAGACTTCTGAGTGCTTAACGTAGAAAGCTGCCAAGACCTAAATGAAGATATTGTTTGCCACGTATTTAAAGTGCCCGTTAATGAGCCTGTGTCGCCGGTCGCGGTGACCCTTATTTGATAACTAGACCCAATGCCGACTGACGTAGGTAGGTGCCATGTTGTATCTGAATAAGACGAAGTGTTCCCAGAGGTGGTAATCGTGCCGTTAGTATTAACTTGGAACTTAGCAGTAGATAGGCCGCCGCCTCCCTGGACGTCAGATATTGTTCCGTCTGATATTGATACGTCGATAGCGCTCGTGCCGTAAAAGTCAGTAACGGCAATCTCGCCCGAGGCAGGCACTCCGGTTGCTGCTGCGTAATACTCAGATATAGAAATAGGGTTAGAGCCACCAAACTCCGTCTGGATTTCGCTAAGAGATAAGGCACCACTACTTGTGAGGGCCATTAGATAGTACCAAAAGCGGTTACATCATTGGCGGATGTCACTGCGCCCGTTGTGGCCACTTTGAATACCTCCGTGCTGTTGTATACAAACACCAGCTCATTTGTATCAACCTTGATAACCCAATCACCAATCGACAGTGTTGTCGCTTTTACTTCGCCGGCTGCGCTATAAACAACCGCCTTGTCGTTTACGACAGTCCCGGCAACGGAGCCGTCTAATAAGTTTAGCTCTGCGGCAGAAGCGCTGATCGCATTAAGCTTATTTAAGTTTCCTGTGGTCGCCAAGGAGCCGTCTAGCACATTTATTTCAGCGGCTGTTGCCGTTACGCCACTTAAAATATTAAGCTCTGCTGTGGTCGCTGTAACGCCGTCTAAGAGGTTTAACTCTGTTGCGGTAGAGGTGACGCCGGAAAGCACGTTTAGCTCTCCTGCAGTCGCTGTAACGCCGTCAAGGACGTTTAGCTCAGCAGCCGTGGATGTGACAGCAACACCCCCGACTTGCCACGACCCTTCTGTTAGGTTTGGCTGAATAGCCGTTGTACCATCAAGAAGATTATCGATAGAATCAAGGTTCGTATTTATCTTAGTTCCCCAGCTGTTTTCTGAAGCCCCGACCTCTGGCTTCGTTAGGGAGTAAGTTGTCGTTGTAGTGTCTGCCATGTCTAGTTACCCAAATGGATTTTCTGTGGTGTAAATTTTAGTCCAGCCCCCAGACGGCAGTGAGCCGTTAGTGTCACTCCACGTCAATGAAGAGCCTTGCTGCGCAGCCCATAGTTGCGTTGGCGACCCAATGTCTGTCCATGTATCGACAGGCTCGTTAACGTCATCCCATATTTTAACCGAGATAAAGGTTGAACCGATAAAAATAGTTGAGGTAGGCGGTCGCAGATCCTCTACGTAGCCCTCTTCTGCGTACGAGTTCCCATCCGAAACATACCCTTGAGCTATGTAATTAGCCGGTATTGTTACTGCTGATGAAAGGATCGTCGCCATTAGCTGGACGCCTCCAGCTCAGCAAGCCTGGCACGCATCTCTTGTATTTCTTTAATCATCATAGGCACTAGCTTGGAGTAATCTACACCGTAATATTCATCGTCATTATCCGGTGCTGAAACTGCAAACGAACAAACGGTATTTAATTCTTGTGCAATTACTCCGTATTCCCTGTGTTCACCACCTGTGGTCCAATCAAATGATCGTATTTGAATAGCGTCAATTTTATTTGAGGCAGAAGGAGCGTCTACAATGTTTTCTTTTAGGCGAACGTCTGAAGTTTCATTGAACTGCACACCACCTCGGTTGTATTTAATGGTGCCTTGTGACTGACCATTGTCCCGAAAATCAAGTGCTGTGTCTGTTGAAGACGCACTTGTTCCTGTAGTAAAAACGCGATTAAAGCTAAACTTGCTTGTTCTGCCGCTGCTGTTAATTGTAACTCCACCGTTACCGTCGAAATCAATATTGCCGATTGCTACTTTGTTTGCGCCATTGACCTTAACCTCTTGATTAGAGTCAACTTGGAGATGTAATTCAGAGTTAGCTAGGCTGTTAGTGAAATCCGAAGCAACTACTAAAGTCGTTCCGTTATATCGGAAAGTTGCGTTTGTGTTACTGCTGGAGTCGTCCAACACTAATTGAGGATCTGAGTTATCTATCGTAATGTTGCCAGTAAACGTGTCGCCGGTCGTCCTTGCTACTGTAGAATCAACCGCCAAAGATACGCTACCAGAAAGGCCGCCGCCTGTTAGTCCAGTGCCAGCGGTAACGCCTGTTATGTCACCCGTGTTTGACGTGTAGCCCTGGCCGACAACGAAGTCATACACTTGGTCACCAGTTGGGATAGTAGCTGCCCCGTTTGCAACCGAACCGGTGTTAACGTTTAGGGTTATTGACCCAG